AACACTCTATGTTGTGTTTATTTAGTGTGACTCTCCGAGTAGTCTTATTGCTTCTATGCTATTTCTAATTTGAAATGAACGATTATGCAGCATCTTAATAATGTCTTAAACAAAGTTAAGTGTTACATCGTATATTTCAATCTTAATGTTGATTTTAGAGATTTCTTCATCAGAATTAAGACAACTCTGAAGGTGTTCTTTATCTCTGACTTTCTTATCTAGTGGATTACTGACGTAAACGTCAGGCTCCGCTTTTCCTGTATAATATTCGTAGCGCCTATGTCTGATTTGTTTCTTATCTTCTTCACACTTTTTTCTGAGTAGTAAAAGATTTGAATAAATCTCGTAGTATTTTGAATGAAGCTCTGGAATTTTTACTGATTCGTTATGAAGGTCATCAATATCAATCTTTGCATCCGCTTTCCACATTTCTTGAATTGTTTGAATATCAAGAATCTTCATATAAGTTCACCTTTTTCATTTCTTATGTCATAGTATGTATATTTCATTTTAACCTCAGCAGTAAAGTATTGAGAATCTGGATTGGTTGCATCAAAGAGCAATGAAGATAAATCATAAGGAAACAAGTCATAGAATCTTACGATACAATTAGTTTTATTATCACTTGAAAGAATAATGAGGTTTCCATCAGAGTAAATATCCATTGGTTGACTTACATTTGTCATTAAGTCAGGTCTAGACTTTTGTAATTCATATATTTGTTGTAAACTAAAGGGAAATCCAAGTCCTCTAATCCAATTTTGAATTTCCATGTAGTTTGTTAAGTCTTCATCAACAAGAAACTTAAAGATGAAGTCTTGAAACTGAATCATATCTCCAGGTTGGTCTATATTCTTTAAGTAGTTTGGTTGTCTTGCAATTCCTAAAGTTAATGAAGGAATATTTCCACTATTAGAGAAAAAAGAAACTTTAGGTGCTCTTTCTATAATGAGTCTAAATTGATTTGGTGATAGAAAATTTCTATTCTCAATTGGTGAACAAGAGTTAGTCATTTACTTTTGAAAGAGCGTTCACTCTATTTATTTTTAGAAATGAACTTTAGAGTCTTTAAGAACCTTAAGAACCTTAAGAGTATTTAAGAGTATTTAAGAACCTTTAAGTTACTTAAGGACTTCTAGTGTTTTTCACTTTTGACAAAGCGGAGCGTAATGGATTTTGATGAACTTGTCAATAGGTAGAAATACTAAGTCATGAAACCCTGACGAACTCTTAAGGGTACTTGACAAATCCAGAAGGACATGTTACGGTGTGTAGACGGGACAAGAAGTAATAATAATGATAAAACTCTTCACAATTCTTATTCAAATTATCTTATCTTTCTTTAGCAATGATTTAGTTTACTCAATAAAAATTCAAGAGTTGAATAACACGCTTAAAGAACTTTCAGTTCTTCTAAAACAAACTTTCTTTTTTACTTACTTTCTAATAAATAGTTCATAAATTCTATAATCTTATGTCTGCAACAATTCTTTCTGGAACCGGCAATGTTTCTTGGACCAATAATACTGGAGAAAACGTTAGAGTAGTAATAAACTACTTCGGAGCTAATGATGCTGGTAGTGCAACTAATGGTCTTGGAATTTCGATGAATGCTGGTGGAGCAATTTTTCTAGCTTCTGCAGCCAAAGTTTTCGGCAAGAATCTTGCAACATCTGGAGGACGTACAGGCAGTGAAACATCTCAAGTTTTTGTTTCAGAAAATATGATTACCAGTTCGAGTACAGGTATTATAGCATTTGCTCCTCAAGCTCTTCCAACAGAAGTTTATCTATCAGACACTAGAACACTAACAATTACTCTAACTGGTGGTACAGCTTCTTATAATATCTTGATTATACCTGAAGGTGGTTAAATCGGAAGATTAAATCCTCTTGTTGAAAAAGGTTGAGGTCTGACGGATTTCTTTAATTTAGACATCGTTACAGTCTCATCCATTATTTTAGGCTCAGTTACTGAATTGGTAGCTAAATCACTAGAAGTGATGGAACCATCTTCATAAATTTCTGTTTGTGTTCTTGACATTTTTTTAAAATCTAATACAGGCTAATACTTGTAAGTTTTTGGGTCTTGTTTCACTTCCACCGGTTGAATCAGTCGTAAGATTTGTAATGGTGGAGGTAGAACCACCTCCACCATTACCAGTTGAACCACTTCCACCATTTCCAGTAGAACTAGCAGTTGTAACTTGATTCCAACCAGTTGCTGCTGCTTGGTCAATCCCAGAACGCAAAACGCTCGTGCTGTTAATATATGAAGCAGTAGTTTGACTAATTGAGTGAGAGTGTGAAGGAATACTATGAGAGTGTTCAGAAACAGTATGAGCATGGTTGTTCACATTATGACTATGTGAACCAATAGCATCAAGTTGAAATGCAGCAAATGAATCTACAGTGTTCCAACATCTTAAGAAATTGTCTCTGAAATCTGGAAGATTAAATGTTGTACTTCCATTTCCCTCTCCCCAAATAGTACCAATTGCAGCGAATAGTCTAGAATAAGTTGAACGAGAGACTGCTGAACCATCACACAATAGAAAACCTTGAGGTGGAGTTGGCATTGCAAAATAGAAAATTGCTCCTGGTGGTGGACCTTGATAAATCCAACTTAATCCCAAAGGTTGAGAAGAATCTGCACTTAAAATTTGTCCGTCTATACCAACTGATAGAATGCCCGCATTATTATCAGTAGACCCTACAGCTAAATCACCTTTTGCATTCCAAGACCCATTGGCCAATAAAGAACTTTGACCACCTAGAGCGACAATAAAGTGTGAAATATTTGATGGAGGAGAGTCAGTGAATTGAATTCTACTTGTATTAATTCCAGCAGTCTGAGGAATGAAGTAATCAGTCCCAGGCCTTTGAATAACACCACCTAGAGAAACAACAAGATTTGCAGGTCGACCAGCAGGAACATAAAGATTCCCATTAAGTCTTAAATCAAAGGTTGAAGTTATTCCATTAAAAGTTGAAAGTTGGTCAAGGACAATAGAATTTCCACTGGCTGGGTCTCCGGCAATAGATGCAGAACTAGCTGGAATAAATCCAAGAGCATTTGTAACTTCGTCATAAGTTATAGAAGCATCAGAGCCATCAGCCTTTAAGAAATTAGTCCCACTTGCACCCTTTTTAATAAAACCAGTCGCAGTGATGGTAGAGTTTGAAGAAATGCCAATTCTTACTGTATTGATTCCTGTCCCACTGCTTGGACTACCAACCAATTCAATGTTAGAAGTTCCAGTCAAATTAAGTTGTGTAGCCATTCCAACAAAATTACTATTCGTTGAAATGCCTATACTATTTCCAAGAGCTGAAGCCCCGACAAAGTTTAATGTTGTAATTCCACTTATAGCATCATAAGATGGAGTAATAACAATTCCAGAAGATTTAAAATCAATAAGAGTAGAAAGTCCAACAAATGAACCATTACTTGAGATGCCTACATTATTATTAACAGAAGACCCATTAGTACCAATTCTACCAAATTTCTCCCATCTGTTATTCGATGTATAAATCCAACCAACAAATCCTCCACTTAAAGGATTAGCATTATACTGAACATCACCTGGATTACCAGATAATGTAGGTTCACTATTTCCAACTGTATAATTTCTTGCAGTAAGACCAGAGCCATAAAGAAGAATAGAGGAAGTTTCAAATCCTTTTTCTGAATTAGAAACAATCTTGTTATTAAAAACTACAGGTCCATCAAATTGTGAAATGAAAGTCTTATTAGTTCCACCTTCAACGTAGAGAGAACGATTAATAGTTGCCTCAATTGTTGAGACATTATTATAGTTACCAATAGAGCTAATATCTTCACCAGTAAAAGTTGGAATAGGAGTGTCAAAGATTTCTTCAGTTCCAGTTGCAGAATTTACTTTCTTGTTTCCAACGTAAAAACTACCATTTGCATTCATTCCAGAAAATACAACTATACCACCATCTTCTTTTGATGATTGAGCAAGTAGTTCTTCCTGTTGAGTAAGAGTTCTATCTTGTCTATCTGGTAGAGAAGCTGAATAGTTCCCAGAGCCATAACCATTATATTCAAAAGTATGAGCACTTGCTCTAACTAATGAATTTCTTCTTAACTCAACTGGAACCGTATTTATCTTATAGACAAATGCTCCAGAAGAATGAGAAGAATTTCTTGTTCCTAAAGTTCCTCTAAAAACACTAAGAGAATTAGATGTTACTGTAGTTGAGATTCTTACAATTTCTTCATCAATCAGTAAATAATCTCCAAGTCTCAATCCAGCATTTACGGCATTTGTTACAGATATTGAAGTTGTTGTAGAATTTACTGAAGATGCTAAAGAAGTTGTGATTCCTGAATACAATGGAATCATTCTACTTCTTAAACCTTCATTATCACTATTAAACGAACCACCATTAGATGCAGCACCTTGCTTATAAATGAAAGGAGTCTCAGTAAAGAGTATTGAAGGATTTGTTGCTGCAACTGAAACACTAAAAGTATTAAGACCAACAACTCTATCAACTAAAAATTCTTTATTGAATACTTTATCAGCAAAACCACCAATGATAATCTTATTATCTGCATATAAGTCATGAGCACCAATAGTTGTAAATGTTGCAATACCTGAGGAATAAGTTATAGAAGTAATTCCAATGGCTCTTCCAGTAATTT